CAATGCCGATTTCCCTTGCAATACCGTACTGATACCCAGAACCACGTTATAGGCAAACAGAACTCCCCTGGTTGCCAGGATAATCAATTTCATAGCGACCCAGGAACCAACGACAATCCCAATCACTTTTACAATGGTACTTAGATTATCCGTGACCAATACGACCAGCCTCTTAAATGCACCGAGCGCACCATTCGCACTAGTGTTTGTGGTTAAGATATTCACCCATTTATTTGATAGCTCAGCCAGCCGGTTAGTTAATGTATTGGTATTGAGCGCAGCTTGCTCGGCTGCCGTGTTCGTTCCCGTAACGGACTCAGTGTACTTGTTAACCTTATCAACATTACGGAGAATAATTCCACCAGCCAGTAGGTTTTCTTCACCAAAAACCTTGGTTAAAGCGACAGAATCATTTTGGATCTTAGACAATTCCTTCAGCCGGACTTGCAAGCCCAGGCTCTTATCTGCGACTATAGATGTGTTTACCCCGAATTTGGCTAAAATCGTTAGCGCTTCTTTAGGCAGAGCCTCAGCGATGTCCAGCTTACCTATAACGCTCCGCAGTTTCGTTCCTGCCTCAGCGCCCTTAATTTGTTTCTCTGCCAGAGTCTCAATCAACGCTACACTTTGCTCCAGAGATATATTTGATTCAGCGGCCACAGCACCGAACTTATCCAGCGAATCCGTGATGAGAGGAATAGCAGCCGATCCTGCCTGAGCGCCTGCCGCCAAAACATTGATGACCCTGTTAGATTGATCGGCCGCCAAATTGAATTGGTTCAACGTTCCGGACAATGCCTGAGCAGATGGTTCGAGATCTTCCCTGGATGCTTTTGATAATACGATAGTGGCCCTGGTTACCTCCGCAAGCGCCTCCGCATTGGCAAGTAGTTCAGGCTTTGCAGATCCAACAACCTCGAACGCCTTAGCGATTTCAACAGAACTCTTTTTGGTATCCTTTGCGACACTTACGATCTGAGCCTTAAATTCAACAAACGTTGCATCCGTGACACCGGTAATGGCCTGAAGCGAGGCCAAGTTTGTCTCATAATCTTTTAGAGCAGTGGTAGAGAAGTTAATCCCGCCGAGGATGGCCGCACTCACTGCGGCCGCTGAAGCGAAGGTCAACATCTGTTTACCCAGCTTACTAACATTTGGCGTAAGTCTCCGGAAGACACGTTCAACTCTAGCTATACCGGTCTCCGCTTTTTGAGCAAAACGCTGTACGCTCTGCTGCATTCTCTGCATAGGGCCAGAGATCTTATCAACTGCGGTAAAGATAGACGGTACTACAAAAGTTGGCATTCGTTTTTCTATTTAGGTGTGCCTGCCTTCTTAATATCCTTGGAATATTGAGCAACTTGGTTATACCAATACTCCAGGCCGAGGTAGTCATCAGCATCTAAATATAAGGAATCTATCTGATTTGGAGTCCACTGAAGCTGCATAACAACTGAGTAGATCATCACTTCGATGTTCTTTTCGTCTACAAAAAAAAGGAAACAATCGACTGAGCGATACTGTTATCAACGGTATCCATAGCGCCCAAAACCCCAGGAGGCTTGCCGGTAAGAGCCGAAAGATACCCCAGCAATCGAGCGTCGCTGTCAGTCACCTTAACGCCTTTCATTTTGTTGTTGATATCCCTGAGCATCAGCCGAGGCTTATACTCTACCATTTCCACGGTAACTTGCCCATCGCTGTTCTTTATAGGGAACACCAATTTATGCTCCAAAACAAAGTCCTCGCGGAGAATAAGAGTACCGGTTTCAATACACTCGATCATCAGATCGATATTGTCCTGGGAAGTTTCTCGCTTACTTTCAGTGAGGCGCTTAAAATCCAACCACTTATCTATTTCAATCGCAGCAAGATCTCTCGGTATTTTCTTCTTTGTTGTAGTAGTAGCAGATGGTTTCTGGTTAACACCAGTAGCCGTGCTTTCAGGCTTAGTTTCGTTCGCTTCAGTCATTGTATCCGATTTTTAAATTCCGTGAATGTTAAATGATTTTCTTCATCTTGCCACCGCCGCTTGCTTTAAGCGATATCAGGGCTGTGTTGCCGTTTCCTGACAGATCTCCCACTGGCCGACCCTTAGCACCCCAAACGGTGCCATTGATTACTGTGAAAGTCCAGTCAGCATCATCAGGGCTACCCGACATTTGCTCTAGGATCTCAATTTCATTGGCGTTATTCATGTCCCAGGAAATGACAACCTCAAAACTCCAACGCATTCTATTGATCGAATTGATCGGCGTACCGTCTCCAGCTACATTACTGGCGTCGTCAGCAGATCGGAACCCTCCCGTATTGAATGTGCTATCCTCAGAAGATTTAGGCTTAAGAGTACCACTTCCCAAAGTTGGGTGATTGAAAGTTACTTCGATTATATCTCCACCGACGGCCATATCCGTATTTTTTTATTAGTTAATCCTCAAGTCCAAAAGCGAAACCGGCTTTAGCGGTCGTGCTGGCGATACGTACGTATGCGCTTCGCTTATATTCAAATGCTGTTTCCAGTCGATCTGGATTCGTGCCACCGGTTCCCACCACTATACTATCCTGCATAAACGGAGGATCGATAATGAGGTTCCTTGCAGCCAGATCATCAGCATAAGCATTGATGATCTGATTCCACTGCTTTGGCTTTATTACTTGCTTGACATCCAAAGGCTGATCGTTATCAGCTATCGAATGGTTCTCCACGTTGATAGCCTCCAGAATAAAATATCCGAACCGGACATTAAAGTCCAGCATCAGATTCCGCGCATACCGGAACTGCGGTGGCGTCTCACCGTCTGGGTGGTACGTTGTCACAAAATCTCTGAACTCGTAGCGGCCAGCTATCAGCTCAACAGTAGAGGCTCCACCTTTAACCAGTAAATCTCTATTGTTGTAGTCGGACATATCTCCGATGACGCCATCCGATGGGGCAGGCATGTCAGGATATTGCAATCCCTGAACATCTAAATGCGGTGTATCCTGCATTATCCTAGCAGCCAATACAGCAGCATTTGCAGCGGCCTCGTAAGGCATCGCCGGACTCTTAGGAGCAGGACAAAGGACGTTAGTTACTTCTATCTTCTTTCCGGCTGTGTCGGTGATAGCAAGTATAGATGCTTTTGTATCCAGAATAGATCCCCATAGCGCGATGAACGGCTTAAATACAATTCCCACATAACGACCTGTAGGCGTTACTGGATCTGGTCTTCCATTAAAGGCCTCCAATGCTGCATGCTTGGGATCACCATAGCTATTGATTACTATTGTATTCCATGTTGCTCCGAATTGGTCAAGAGCTCCCGAAATGTCGGTGGTTCCAACACCAGCTACGCCAGCGGCTACTCCGTAAGCAACACCTACTGGAACACCACCGGTATCAACACTGACTGTAATATCTTCACTTGTAGCACCTTTCCACTTCGCTGTTAAAGTGACAACGCCAACGACATTTGCTGCGGTGACAGGAGAGCTCAAGGCTCCGTTAACTACATCGACAATCTTAGCTGCTATCGCAGTTACACTATCCGTGTCGACTATATCAATACTGTATGAATCGCCATCGATGTTATTACGACCGGCGATAATTACTTTGTGAATTGCATTTCCTGTAGCTGGGCCAGTAACGGTAATGACCTTCGTAGCAGCAGCAGCTCCACCGGCTTCAGCCTGGGCGTAAACAACTGTAGGGATTCCACCAATTCCGCCGCCAAGATTTGGCCGGAGGATTCGCATGATCTGATGAATGGGTGAACCGAAACCGTAAAGCTGACCCGCTTCCTGAGCGCTGGTAATTTCAACCGCAGCAAATGTCGTTGGCGTTGTCACTTTAACAGCGAAGTGGAAAGGTGCTACAAGTGGGAGGTTGGGAGTCTCGTCCTGAAAAAATCCTTTCTGTAGAACGTATCCAACGACGTTACTAATTCTTTCTTGTCCGACTGCGTTACTTATTGCCATCTTGCTTTGTGTGATGTTTGGTTCCCCAAATATAGGAAATTATTTATATACCTATCGTATTATTTATTTTTTTTGACTCTTCTGTACTAGAATACCTTTTGCTTTAGCCCGATCATTATTGACTTATCGATCACATCGTAGCCTAATGAATACCCTGCTTTCTTCCTCTGGAAGGTAATTTCGGGAACGATATGAATCACATTAATCGTGCCTCCGAAATCAGCACCTATAAAAAGGTGAGTAGATCTTGGCCTTATAATTTTAGTTACCTCAGTTTCCAGGGTAGTGCTTTCCTTTATGTAGTAGGGAGACAGCACCTTATAACCTAATGTTACTTTATCGATCTCTCCGAACAGCGACAACCTGTAGCGAATGGCTATAGTATCATCCGTAATAGAATCCTCATATATCGTAAGCAAACGAGGTGTTAGCGTAACGAGCCCAGAGGAATCCACCAGCTCAGTCCACACTGTATCATAATAAGCTACAGCCTTCGGTACGGGAAAATCATGGTACCTGGTTGTATCATGCCAGGTGGTATCATAAACAGTTTCAAATACCAGAGTATCCTTTCCGGAGATCTCTACCGCTGGACACTTTTCACCGCCACACTGCTGGAGCAGGACGATGTAGATTACGGCCATGAGTAAAAGGCCTCCTAATGTTTTGTGACCTCTATCCATTTTGAGTGTAGATATGTTTTTCGGCGATGCAGTTCTCACGAAGGAACTGAGGTACATCGAATGACGGGCAGGCCTTTCCCTTGAAAAGCTGATGGTGACCAACGACAATAATTTTCGGGTACCGCAGTATATGGAACTTGACATAGGTAACCAGAGCCTCGTACTGAGCCGGAGTCCTGGTATCTTCGGGCTCGGTATATTCCTTATTCATTCCGCCAGCATAAACCACATGGCGGGAAACCTGGTTGAACCCTCGGACTCCATTCGTAAACTCATTATCCTCGATGATGTCATCCTGATCCCAATCTTTCAAATTAACCAGTTTGCCTTTTAGATCGATAAGATCCGAGTATCCTACTCTAGACCATCCACGACCCTTTGGCTTTGGAGCTGTGTGCATCTTAATGATACGAGCCGCACCGCAGGGCTGACCCTTCGGAGTGGCAGTGCAATGTATTACCAGGAACTTTAATTTTTTACTCATCTTCTTTACGGCTATAACTTGTAGTATCTGGCTCGATCTCGAACGCTTTCATAATTTCATTTAAGTGAATCAACTGTCGTTCCATATTACATTTGGCGGAATCCAGAGAAACACGACTGTCCTTTTGCCGGAGAACCATATTTTTCTCACACCTCTTACTTACTTCAACCGGCTTACAGCCTTTATCAGTCTGAGCGTGGCTTGATGATGCCTTTATGAAGAAGGCCATCACGAATAGAATTAACAGTTTTTTCAATTGTTTTGGTTAATTCGGTTAATGATTTAACGTCTCCTAGTAGATTCTTAAAAGTTTTTACCTCTGCTTTTAAATCCTCTATCTGCTTATCCGTGCTTAACTTCTGTAACTCTAACACCGTCACCCGCGTACCCATGGCATAATAACTACCTAACATGGACACGATCAAAACAGCGGAATAAATTAAGTCCTTCACATAACTACGCTGCTTTACATTCCCCTCGCTCATTACTACCCCTCCGAGTTATACGTTATTACTGTGAACTTGTTCCAGACCAGGTTGCCGGCTTCGTGGTAACCAGCCTCAAGAGGATGTTTACAACGACCATTACACTGGCGATAGCCTGCGCTGAGAACTGAAGTTCCGGAATATCCGCAAGGGCCGGCAGAATCACCGCCATGGCCATCAACAAATTAATCCAGAATGTCTTCGACTTAAATATAGATTTTGATTCTTTCATGGTTACGAATTTAATTATTAATTATACTGCGACAACGGACAAGCCATCAGCGCTCAGTTTATACAATGACCGATCAG